AAGAATACGAAAGACGTAGAGGTGTTAGAGCTCAAAATATATCTTACGATATTAACGCTACTCTTTTAGAGTTTGCTAGGTCTAGTATATTTAAAAATGGAGAAGGTCAGTATAAAATGGAAGATGGAGCTATAGTAGAAAGAGAAGATCGTTTTACTGGTATGGGTGACTTAGCAATACTTACAGATTCTATTATAGCTTTTAATAAAAACTTAGACAACAAGAATGCTACAAGATATGTAACTGAATGGTGGAAAGAAGGATTCTTAGAAAAGAAACAACAAACAAGTCCATTAGGGGCTAGAGCAGATAAAGTTATAGATGCTTTTGTAAAGCTAACATCTTTGCGTTTATTAGGATTTAATATTACTGTTGGTATAGGTAATCTATTAGCTGGTAAATATCAAGAGCTACGAAAAAGAGGTGGCAGGCAATTTATAAAAGGAGAAACTAGATTTTGGAAAGACACTGAAAAGTCTAAAAAAATATTAAAAGAAAATAGATTAGTAGAATATAGTTTTGATGAATTTGTGCATTTATCTGATCAAAAAGGTGTTGCTGGTAAAATAGAAAGAGCTGCTTATTGGTTTATGGATCAATCAGAAGGATATATACAGGGTGCTGCTTTTTTAGGAGAGCTAACAGATGAAGAGTATGCTACAGGAAACATATCAGAACAGAGAGTTATGAATATTAATCATAAAATATCTACATTGCATGGAGAGGGTTATACTGCTTTAGATGCTAATTTACTTTCTATGTATTCTTATGGTAGAGCATTGTTACAATTTAAGAAATGGTTTATTACCTTATTCCAAGATAGGTTTAAGGCTGAAGATATAGACAGATTTGGAAACGTAAATATTGGAAGTTACAGGGCAAGCTCTGAATTTATTACAGATTTATTTAGAAATTACTTTGCAGGCAATATAACTAAGAAAGAAATAATAGACATATACAATAAGTCTAGCGAAGAGAGAAAGAAAGGAATGAGGGCTCACGTTACTGGCTTAGGAATAGGTGTTACTTTATTGGCTTTAATTGCTATGATGGAAGATGATGACGAGCCAGACACTAAAACACTTAGAACATTAAAGAAGTTTTCTCACGATGTATTTGTTACTACAGACTTAAGAAGATTTGTAAACTACACTATAGTTCCTGCTTCTACTGGTACATTACAGAATGCTGTAAAGGCTATAGGGCAGGCGGCTTCAGGAGATAAAGTACAAAGAACAAGTGCTTATGCAGACAAAGGATCGTCTTTGGCTAAGAAAACATTACTCACTGAAGTAGTTCCTTATGCAGAGGTTAGAAAGAAATACTTAAACACTATATATAATTAAATAATATAAATTGACTATATTTGTAAAAATTTAAAACATGAACACAAACGACTTATTTAAAGCATCTTTTGGTCAATTTGGATCTGTATATTTAACTGGAGACGGTGCTAAACTAGATTTAGACGGAACATCAGCTAATAGATTTGTTATAGCAATAACAATGTTAGAGGATGTAACATTTCAAAAAATGCAAACATTAGATGGTTTGGTTAGTTCTATTACAACATCTACAAACGAAGATGGTGTTGGAGAGGAGTTTGGCGCTATAACAAACGAAAGCACATCCACAAATATGGATACTATTACTACATCTCATACATTCCCAAAAGGAATTACTATATACGGTAAGTGGGATCATATAGAGTTAAATAGTGGTTCTTGTGTTTGTTATTTAGCACCAGTAGGATATTAATATTAATTTAAAATTAAAATAAAATGGCAAACGTAGATGATTTAGTGAAGAAGGGTTTTGGGCAACTAGGATCTGTATTCTCAGATGCCGATGGGGCAATTACACCTCCAACAAACAAAGTATTTGTAGCTGTAACATTTTTATCAGACACTACTTTAGATTCGTCTGGAGGATTAGTTGCTGATACAAATTATAGAAGCTGTGAATTCGTTGGCACAAATGCTGCTGCTCATGATGCTGCTGCTGCAACTATAACTTCTGGAACAGGAGGCGATCAAGTTGATGTAAGTAATGTATTTCCAAAAGGCATAACTCTTTTTGGGAGATGGACATCTATCAATATAGCTACCCCAGGAAGTCTTATCGCTTATATAGGAGAGTAATGTTATCCTTAGTTAATGCGCTACATACAATTTCTGGTTCGTTTCACGAACAAATGTATAGCTTATCGCTAGACGGTGCTGGTGATTTTTTAAATCTAGGAAATCAAGATTTAATTGGGGCTGGGGATTTCTCTATATCTATTTGGGCTAAACATACTGGTAGCGATTACGCTAATGATACTTGGGTTGGTAAATATCAGGATAGTGATAATAATTGGTTCTTTGGAGTTAAATCTGCTGATCCTCCTGTAGTGTACTTTTATTCGGAAGTGGGTGGAAGTGATAAAACTGTATTACAAGGAACTACTAATTTAGATGGTAGTGAATTTACAAGTGGTTCTTGGCACCATTTCGTTGTTAGTTGTGATAGAAATGGAAATGAAATAATATATATAGATGGACTTTTAGAGGTAAGTGCTTCTGGTGAAGCTACTGATTTAGATAATACTGGAGATCTTCAAATTGGAGCGCTTAACTCTGCTAGTGGTATGCAAGGTTTTATGGATCATGTAGCTATATTTAACGTTGCTTTAGACGCAGACGCAGTATCAGCTATGTATAACAATGGAAAACCATTTGATTTAAATGTAGATAGAGGTAATTATGATAACGCTTCTGGATTAGTTGGATACTGGAAAATGTTTAATGGTCCTTTTGATGACAAAGCAAATAGTGTAGTTCATGACGCACACAATCCTGGTTACGGAGCTGAATTAGTAACTAACGGAGATTTTTCAACTAACGGCGAACCAATAAGTGACTCTTGGTCATTAGGATGGTCTGCCACTACAACAGGTCAATCTGGTAGTACTATAGCTAGTAATAATTTAACTATAACAAGCGATAGTTCAACGACTCACTATGGAAGAGTAAAAGCTACTGACGGATCAAGCTCTATAAATATATTAAACGCTACGTTGGGTGGTACTTATAAGTGTACTTATATTGTTAGCGCAAATAGTGGTTCTCCAACTTTAAAAGCTCATGCTGACGGAGTAGACTATGTAGAAATAGCAAGCACCGTAGGGTCTCATGTATTTTATTTTAGGAATGCGGCTGATCGTATATTTCTACTTAGTAACACTACTAGTGGAACCTCAACAGTTAGTATAAGTAATTTATCTATAAAACAACTAAACGGCTACCCAGGAATAGCAGCTGCAGATGCAACGTTCAGTACAAACACGCCTGACGACCAAACTATGTCTAATGTTCTAACTTTAGATGGTGTAAACGATTTTCTATCAACACAAGCAGATAGTACCGCGGCAACTAGAGGTTATTCGTTTTGGGCAAGAAGTACAGAGACAGCAACAAACAGAGGCGTTTTTTCACATGGCAGCTCTAGTGTAATGACAGGTACTTTTTCATTTAATTGGACTACTAGCGGTGATAATGCTAACAAACCTATTATAACATTAGAAGATAGTAATAATGGATTTATATATTTTAATACAACTGACAAGCAAGACGATGGTAATTGGCATCATTGGTTTGTATATATAGATCCTACTGAAATAAATAATTGCAAGTGTTGGGTGGACGGAGTCACGTTACCAGAATCTACAAAAGCTGCGTTAAGCGCGGGTGCTAACGCGTATGGTCCGCTAAGAATAGGTGGGGGAAACGAGTATTTCAAAGGCGAAATAGATAAATTTGCTGTATTTGACACTGAATTAGCTGCAGATGCTATAGCTTCTCTTGCTGGACAAATGTGGGATGGTATAGATGGTGATGACGCTAATTGGGTTGTTTATGGTAGTAATACTAAAGCTGAAGATACTGGTGCTGTAAAAATAACCGAAGCGGGGGGGACACAAAGTGATCGTGGTGCTTTTATATATTTGCGTGACATTAGTGACTTAAATGCTGATTTAATACCTGGACGTACATATAAATTAACCTGTGAAGTTAAAGTTAGTGGCGGGTCTTTACAAGTAACTGTTGGAAATAATATGCTTACTGCTTCTTCTAGCGCAATTACTTCAACTAGTTTTGTAACTGCTACGTTATATTTTACAGATGTAGCAGGTTCTAGCCTCGCTCATTTACGCTTTACTGGTTTAGATTCTACAGAGTCTGTTTGGATAAAATCAATATCTTTAATAGATACAGAGGCTAGAAAAAATGACTTAACACAAACTATTGGAAATTATGACAGCGATTGGACTGATAATTTAATTAATTATTGGAAGATGGGTGATGGTAATCATGATGAAATAGCTCATGTTCCTGTAGCTGGATATTCGGTTGCAGCTACAGATCAAGAAGGATTAAAAGAAGCAATTATTCATGATCAAGTAAATCCTGGTTTTGGAGATGAATTAGTTACTAATGGAGATTTTTCAAATGGAACTACTGGATGGGCAATAAGTACTAGTTCAGTGAGCTCTACTGCTGCTATGGAAGTATTTAAGAATGGAAACCAAAATGAAATGAATATAACTTCAGGCACTGGATCAGATGCTGGTTATGGTATTATTTACGCTAGTGTTGCTTGGGTTGTGGGAAAAACTTACAAATTTGAATGTGATGTTTTAGAGGTTGTTGCTGCTGATGGTGCTGCCAATCACGGAAGATATGTAAGGATTGCTTATCTAAACGCTACAGGAGCTCTTACTGGGAGTGGAAATATCTCTGGAGATACAAACCTTTCACTTGCAGATGGAAATCCTGCTAGATATTCAGTTTATTTTACTATACCTTCTACTATGCAATATTTGTCAATAGGAGCCAGGCATGATGTTATTAGATTAACTATAGCTAACGTCTCAGTTAAAGAAGTAAATGGTAATCCAGGAATAACTACATCAGGATCAACAATAATTAAACAACCAGTATAAAAATATAAATAAATGGTAACATACGTAATATTAAATAAGACAGAAGTAACAAATGAAGATTCTGTTGTTGACTTTTCAAAATTATTAAACCGTAACGCAGCTATGCTTAGGTGTAGTTTAGATGATAGCAAAGTTGTTGTTAAATATAATGGAGATCAACCTGATTTTTTAGATGGTAAAACAATTTATACTCACGCAGAAATACTAGTTGAAATGGCTAAATCTGATTGGACAAAAGCAATATAATCTTTATGCAAAAAATAAAAACATATAGATAAAATGTTAGGACTTACTACTGCCATAACTGGAGATATCCCGTATCAAATACCTTTTAATGAGTATTCTTTACAGTTAGATGGAACTGATGATTGTGTAGTCGCAACAGTGGCCCAAGACACATACAGATCAGGAAATGGTTTTAGCGTTTCTTTTATGGTTAAACTTGATGATGGAAACCCTAGTTCAGAATTAAGTTTTTTTGGATTTAATGATAGAAATGATGATAATCATTTTAAAATAAACTTAACAAGATTTGGAGAAATAAAAATTTATCATAAAGCAAATGGAGATTCTGCTACTGCTATAACTGACGAGCCAGAATTTACAGATGGTATTATGAATAATTGGTTTCGCTATACTATAACTGTTATCCCAGATAGCGAGGCAGATACACAATATAATGTATATAGAAATAATTTAGAAAGACCATTGACTGTATCAGATGGTGTCAGTAACAATAATCATGTATTGTTTGAACCAGGTGTAGCTACAGCTATAGGTGCTAGAAATAATGCTACTACAGGTCAGCTTGTTGATCATATAAAAGGGCTTATAGATGAGGTTGCTGTATGGGATGTTGCTTTAGATCAAACACAAATAAATGGACTTTATTCTGATCCATTTGTATTTGATTTTAATAATAGTAATAGCACTTATAATAGAGGTGCAGATTTACAAAATTTTTATAGGTTTGAAGAAGGTAGCGGAACTACTGTAGAAGATCTTTCTCCAAACTCAAATAATGGTACAATACAAGGAGGAGCTGTATTTGTTAGTGATGTTTCACATAGAGGTGCTGGTTATGCATAAAAAATAAAAATATGGGATTTATACAAAAATTAGCAACAAGAAACAAAAGAGTTAAGGAAAATAAAAAATTTATAAAAATTTGTGATAGTACTTGTGAAAAAGAATTAAAAATACCAAAACTTACTTTAAGGTATGTTTTAACTTTAAAAAATTGGAAATAAAATGAAAACTTATATTAAAATTTTAAATACTTTATTACTTACATTATTTTTGTTAATAACAAATGTATCTAATGCACAAGTAGATTATCATTTATATTTAAAAGATTTTGATTTACAAAAAACTATTAAAAAACATTTAAAATTTTCTACAATTTATGGAGCTGTAAATGGAGGAACATCTATATCTGATGCTAAAGTTTTTTCTATAACTTCAGGTAGCTTACAAGAAGAATTAATACAAACTCCTTATGATTACTCTGTAACTATAGGTATTAGAAAGATAGCTAGATTTGGATATGAAAATAGAGCTAATACTTTTTATGATGGGACTGAGTCTAATTATACTGACGCTGCTACAGTTGGTAAGGTAAAAGGGTTTGAGTATCTATTTGAAATGGATTATGCAAGACAACAGGGTGTTGATTACATAGACCAACATCATTTTATTAGATACAGTTCAGATGATGATTGTGATGGTCCTTTTTGTATTGATCATTTTGCAGCGAAAGTAGAATACTTAAAAGATGGCTTTGCTGATATTGAATACTTTGAATTATCAGAAAGATATAGAATGAAAAGAAGTGCTGATTTAGCATTTAGTATAGGGGCTGCTCATAGATTAGCAGAGCCTTACGGATATAATCCACTAGAAGAATGGCTCTTGGATAATGGAAATTTACATTACACTTACTTAGCGATACAAGAGGGCTATACTGTTGACGTTGAAAAAAGTGAGTATAAAGACCCTAGTGGAAAGATAGTTGCTACTAATCCAGAAGTATGGAAAGAAGTGGTAATACCAGAAGCTCTTGCTAATTACTCTGAAAAGAAAAGAAGTGAATTAAGTAAGCAAATACAACATTCAATTATTATTGGATTTGATTATTATAAATACAATAAAAACACATGGTTACACGCTTGGGGAAACTTATTACCTTATCATTATAATGATGGTAGTGAGTTTTCATATCATAAATATAATGATGGAGAACAGTGGTATGATTACTCTGGAGGATTAATTTATGGTATAAAAGTAAACAAGCATTTAGGATACTTTTTAGAAGGAAAGTACAATAAGTACTGGAACAGAGAGTGGTATGACTTTAAGTTTGGAGTAAACTATGTCATATTTTAATATTAATTTAAATAAATAAAAAGAAAAAAATGAAAAAATTATTTTTAACAACAATTACAACTTGTGTATGTTTATTTGCCTCAGCGCAATTTACAGTGTTAAGTTCTATTAATATTCCTGAAGAAGGGGAAGAGCTTGCAGTAAGCAGTATAACAGACAATATGGGTGCTGGTTATTATGTTAAAGAAAACATAATGGCTGGAGCTATAAAAAATGGTGAAAATTATGATTTATTTGGAAGGTATTATTTTGAAAATATATACGTATCTTTACAAATGCCAACCGAAGAGATGTCAGAGAACATAAAAATGGGACTTGGGTATTCTTATAATGTTTGGAATAAATTATATGTAGAGCCAAATTATTCTATGCCTTTAAAAGAAGATCAAAATGGTGAAAGAGAAGGAAAATTTGTTATAGGTATAGCTTATAAACTTTAAAAAAAAAAATTATGAATTGGATAAATAGTTGGAAAAAAGGAAGTAAAAAAGAAAAGTATGAAATTACTTTTAGATTAGGAACTTTAACAATTTTAGAATTAAAAGCTTGTTTATTTTGTATAAAAGGTTGTTCTTCTAAAAGAATAAGACTTATAATATTAAATTTTGGTCTTGAGTTCTAATGGCAATGAAAGACAACATATCATTAATGGAGCATAAAATGAATTCAATGGAAAATAAATTAGATAAAATGGATGCTAAATTAGATATGTTAACCGAAAAGTTGCTTAATCCAGATTATGGAGTTACGGCAAGAGTAAATAGAAATACATCTTATCGTAAAATTATGAGCAAAGCTTTATGGGCTATATATGTGGTTACAATAGGCTTGGTTATTAAAATGTTTTGGGAATAATGTCAAAAGAATTAAACGAAGATACTAGTTTTAAAGTAAGTTTAAAAACTTTAGCAGGAATAGCTGTACTTATATTTACTATTGTAGGTATGTGGTTTGCTTTACAGGCTGATATAGAAGAGGCTAAAACTTTACCAGAACCTCCAGCGCCAGATGTAACTAGAATGGAGTTTGACATGAAAGATCAAATGATTCGCAACACTATTATGACAACCCAACAAGATGTAGAAGAAATAAAAGAATCTCTTGAAAAGATAGAAGATAAACTATACAACAGATGAAAGAGGAAGACACTAAAGTATTTGTAATGTATATGTTAATTTTAGTTTTAATGCTTTTTGCAGGAGGAGTTTTTGGACAGATTCAAGTATCTTATTTTAATGCTGATTGGAATAAAACAAATGGAATAGACTGGTTTGATAAGTTAGATGATATAAAAACAACATCCTATATAGATGTAGCTAAACAAACAAAAATAGCTGCACAACACAAAATAGCAGTTATACCTACTATTATAATATTTAAAGATGATGTTGAGGTTGCTAGATTTCAAGCTGATTTAAGTTTTAAAATGGTGGCAACTAGAAAAGAGGTGCAAAATGAAATAGACAATATATTAATGAGCGATTTTTAAAATGAAAAAAATACTAATATTATTATTATTACCATTTATAGCATTAGCGCAAGGCCCACCACCTAATTGTGTACCTACGACTATTATTATAAATCTTGATCAGTATCAAGGCGAAACTTCTTGGGACATAAAAGACACCTCTGGTACTGTAGTTGCAACTGGTAACGGCTATTGGTCAGAACCGCAGTATGGTGTTGTTATAGAACAAAGATGTTTACCTCCTGTTCCTTTAACCTTTACAATATATGATTCGTATGGTGATGGTTTAAACGGATCAATGTGGGGTGGTTTAGATGGGTCTTATTATGTGGTTCAGTGTTATGACACGTTGATCTACGGAAATGTTCCTAACTTTTTGTATGATACCTCTCATGTTTTATTGTCAACTCCATGCCCACCAATATTTGGTTGTATGGATTCTTCTTATGTAGAATTTAATCCTAGGGCAGATACAAGTGATGGCTCTTGCTCTACGTTAATAGTGTTTGGTTGTATAGACTCATTAGCGTATAACTATGATTCTATAGCTAATACAATGTCTTTAGTTGCAGCATGCGATTACATACTAACATTAACAGATTTAGTTGGTGATGGTTGGGCAGCATCAAACTTAGAAGTAACACAAGGTGATAGCGTTTGGAATTTTACTTTAGATACAGCTGCTTATTCACAAGAATATATTATAAACTTAAAAGCACCTGAACTAGTTTCATTTAAATTTTCAATAACACAACAAGCTTTTCAATCTGCAGCTCACTGTGGATTTAAATTAACAAATCCATTAGGTATGACTATGATAGAAGTTATACCACCTTTTATACAGCCATTATTTAAACGTACTGTGCCAACTTATTGTGGTGATTATTGTATTGATAGGATATTTGGTTGTATGGATTCTTTATCATTAAATTATGTAGACACAGCAAACACATCTACGCAATGTTTTTACGTTCTTGGTTGTACTAGCTCTGCTTATTTAGAATATTACACTCAAGGATTTATAGCTGATACTAGTGATGGTAGTTGTAATACTCCTGCTGTTTGGGGGTGTACTGATTCTCACGCATTTAATTACAACCCATTAGCTAATATTGATAACGGTGGCTGTATTAATATTGTTGTTGGTTGTATGTCTAGTATTGCTTTTAATTATAATCCTCAAGCAAATACACCTGATACTTGTATACCTTATATTTACGGGTGTATGAGTTCAATAGCATTAAATTATGATTCTTTAGCTAATACAGATGATGGAAGTTGTATTGGTGTTATATATGGATGTACAGATACTTTAGCTTTTAACTTTGCACCACTAGCCAATGCTGATGACGGAAATTGTATTTCTATTGTATATGGATGTATAAATCCAGTAATGTATAATTATTGTGATACTTGTAATACAAATGATGGTAGCTGTATAGAAATACTATATGGATGTACAGATAGTACAATGTATAATTTTAATTTTTTAGCAAATGTTGACAATAATTCTTGCGTTCCTTTTATTTATGGTTGCACTGACCCTTCTATGCTTAACTACAATGCTGCAGCTAATACAGAAAACTTTTCTTGTATTGCTTATATTTACGGTTGTACCGATAGTACTGCTCTTAACTATGATACGCTGGCTAATACTGAAAACGGTTCTTGTATTGAAGCAGTTGTCGGATGTATGGACCCAAATGCGTGGAACTATAATCCATTAGCAAACTTAGTCTTAGGGCACGATTCATTAGGATGTTTATACGCAGCTAATTGTTCTGCAACAGAACCTGGAGAGCCTTACTTTTTAAATGATTTATGTTATGCTTGGGTAATTTCAGTAGATGAATATTGTTGTGAAAACGAATGGGACACTATATGCCAAGCAACTTATGATTATTGTTATGGAACTAGAGAAATGCCTATATTTAAAAGAGAGCACAAAAAGGAACTTCTAATGATAACAGACTTATTAGGAAGGCCTTCAAATAATAATAACAATAAATTACTTTTTTATATTTATAATGACGGAACTGTGGAAAGAAAAATAAAAATAAAATAATGAATATATTTAAAGATAATAACGATTGGAATGAAAAAACTATAATAGGTGCAATAGCTTTTTTTATAATGTGTTTAATTATGATAGCAGACTTAGTAACAGGATGGTTAGGAAGGGATTTAGCAATAAATGAATTTGTATATGATTCTTTTGTGTGGGTAGTATTAGGATGCTTTGGAATAGCAGGTGTAGAAAAATTTGCAAAAAAATAGTATGGCTATATTAACTGTAATAAATGGAATTCCTTTATTTTCAACTCAAGCAGAGGCTGTGTCTTGGGGTACAACAAGAAGTTTATTAGGGTTTCATACACATCAATACCAGGGTCAGACTGGATATATGGGTGGAATTGATCATAGTCAAGCCTTAACTAATAATCCTAATATAATAGAACAACCAATTATAGAAGAAGAAGAAGAACAAATAATTAATAATCCCGTAAATAATACATCATATAACATGAGTGGTGGTGGTGGCGGTGGAGGCTATTAAAACAAAAATAAATGAGTATATTAACAAATATATTTTCTGGTGGAGCAGCAGACCTTGTTAAAGGAGTAGGTGGAGTTATAGATAATTTACATACATCTAAAGAAGAGAAGCTTGAAGCAGAAAGAAAGATAAAAGAATTGCTTGCTAACTATGAAGTTGAAATGGAGAAAAACATTACATCTCGTTGGGAGGCAGATTTAAAATCAGATTCATGGCTTAGTAAAAACGTTAGACCCTTGGTTATGATATTTTTAATAGTATGTACTATGTTACTAATATTTATAGATGCAGGCGCGTTAAACTTTGAAGTTAAGTCTTCTTGGGTGGATTTATTACAATTAGTATTAATAACTGTTATCGGTGCTTATTTTGGAGGAAGGTCTTTAGAAAAGGTAAAAAAATGATAAAATTTATGAAAGAATTAAAAGAAGATCATGATGAAATGTTACACGAATCAATGATAAATTCCTATATGATAATAACTGAAAAATTATCATTTGATGAATTATTAGAATACAATGGATGCTCCTTACCTTTTAATCCTAAAAAAAATATTGATAATGATGTAATTGATAAAATAATTGATTATTTTTGTATATTAGAAGAATATGAAAAGTGTGGAGAGCTAAAAAAATTAAAAGAATCAAAAAAATATAAGAAAAATTTCATAAATTTGTAAAAAATTAAAATAAAATGGCAAAAAATTATACATTAAATTGTTCATTGAGTATGAGTGCAAACTCTTCAACAGGATATTCACAGGCTCAAAATGGCAGTTACACATTAAATATAACAGGCGTAGATCAAATAGCAACAGGAAGAATAGATGTTGCTCATGATGGAGATTCAACAGTAATGGCTGCTCCAGGACATGGTAGAATGATATATGTAAGAAATTTAGATGATACTAATTTTGTAAAAATATATGATGGTGCTTCTTCAGCTGCTGATTTAATAGGTATATTAGAGCCAGGTCATTTTTTAATGACAATTATTAGAGGGACAGGAACAACTGTTGCATTAGCAGATACAGCATCTGTAACTATAGAATATGCAGCAATAGAAATAGACGCAAACGCTTAAAATAAAATAATATAACATGGCAACACAATCATTATCAGTAACAGTTTCAGGAAGTTTATCACTAACAGATTCAGATGGAAATCAAGTATTAAACTTTAGTCCTAGTTTTATTACAAATAGTACTACTGTAGATTCAGCATTAATATCTACAGGAGAAATACTAACTAATGGTACTTCGGACACTACAATAAATTTAGCAAGTCATAATAAAGATATGGTATTTACATTAATTAAAAATGTAGATACAGACTATCCAATAGCTGTAAAACCAGACGGAGACGTTATAGCAAATTTAAAACCAGGAGAATGTATGTTTTCACCAATTCATATTGATGGAGCTGGTGATGGTTCTGCTAATTTAGATATAGCAGCTACAACAGCAGCACAAAAAGTACAATACTTAATTTGTGATGGTCCTGATACAGGAATATCATCAGATGATTAATAATTAAAATATGTAATACATGAAACTTAAAGTATTAAGATTTAGTAGCCAGGAGGATAGTACTTCTGGCTTACTTTTTTTAGAGGGTAAAAAGGGTTTAGAATTTCTATGCTATACATTAGAAGATGAGGCTAGGGCCTTAAAAGTAAAAGGCGAAACTAGAGTTCCTGCTGGCACCTATAAATTAGAATTAAGAACAGAAGGAGGATTTCATAATAAATACAAAAAAAGATATGGTGGATTTCATAAAGGAATGCTTCACGTTACTAATGTCCCGAATTTTGAATATATTCTTATACACACTGGCAACACTGATGAGCATACTGCTGGATGCTTACTTGTGGGGGACTCGCAGGAAAATAACAATATCATCAAAGATGGTTTCATTGGGAAATCAACTAACGCATACAAAAGAATTTATACAAATATATCTAAAGCGATAATTAATAATCAAAATGTTATTATAGAGTATATTGATTACGACAAACAAGATGATTAAATGGATAGGTCATAAAGTAGAGTCATTTAAAAAATTATTTGAATCAGATATACAAGTACAAGGATCAATAGTATGTGGTACAACTAGTATTGATGGTAGTATAGATGCCGCTCCTTGTATAGTAGATCAGGATGGTACATCTATTAATATATCAGGTGCTGATGGTCTTGGTACAGATAAAACAGGGGGAGGTATAAATATAAAAACAGGACAGTCTACTGGTAATGCTCATTCAAATGATATAGATTTTTACATTACTCAAATATCAGGAACTTCTAGTGGGTCAACTTTACAGAACAATTTAAAAGTTGCTAGTATAGATGGCGGCTTTGGGCTTTTTAGGTTTTACAAACAAATTTATTCTAAACAAACAGATGGTCAAGAAGATTTAAAAATAGTAAGCTCTGCAGATACAGGTGATTATTTTTCTATATCAACTACAACACATGGGGCTACTACAATACAAACAGTAGACGATAATGATGCAGCTGCTCATTTAGAATTAGCTGCTGATGGTGATATAACTTTAGATGCTGCTGGTCAAATAAAATTAGAACCAGGCACTAGTGTGTTGTGGGATAGTCTTGCTCTAACAGGCATACAAGCTAGCGGCGAATCGTTTAGCGATGATGATATAAGTTTAATGACTTCAGCTTCTATAAACGATAGAATAGAATCTTTTGGATATATAACTAGTGCTGGGGATATAACTTCTGTTGTGGCTGGCACGAATATAACTGGTGGCGGTACTTCTGGAGATGTAACGCTAAATGTTCCTACTGCTAGTACTACAACTAAAGGCGCAGTTGAACTAGCAACTACAGCTGAAGTAACTACAGGTACAGACGCTGATAGAGTTGTAACTCCTGATGGCTTGAAAGATGGTTATCAAGGAAGCGCAAATATAGTTACTGTTGGTACTATTGGAACTGGAACTTGGAATGCAGATGTTATTCCAAGCGCAAAGTTAGACGCTGATACAGCTCATTTATCTATCTCAAAACAATTTACATATTATATGATGGTAGATGATATTGATACAACTAAAATATACATACCATTACAAACTCCTGATACTGAAACATCCGTTGCTACTAACAAACAACTACGTTTTTTAGCGCCTGTAGCTGGTAAATTATTAAAAGTATTTTTAAGAGCAAACACAAATTTAAGCAGTAATACGCTTACTTGGACTTTAGAAACTAGAAGCACTAGTCTTGCTACTTCAGGTACACCAACAGTAGTTGGAACACAATCAGGTGCTGGATGTACAAACAAAACATTAGCTACGTATGATTTTACAACAAGTTTAGATAGTGGAGATAATATAATTGACGCAGGAGATACAGTCCAATTAGCTGTTCAAAGTGATTCTACTACTGCTAATTCTCAATATTACATTACATGTTTATGGGAATGGGATCTTAGTTAAAGATAAAATAAATAATAAAATAAAACAAATATTATGCCTATACTTAAAGATAAATATGGTAAAAAAGGTCAGCAAATTAGATCAAAATACCAAAATAGAGAATTTAATAAGGCTATAGAAGAGATGGCTCCTGTCGGTATTTCTACTGAACAGAAAAAACAAATAGATGCTGAAAATTATAGAAATAGCCCTTTAAGCAATCAGCAGGTTACCAGAACAACACAACCAATATCTTCTGTTGCTGGAGTTTCTTCTGTAAGTAGAGATCAAACTGAAGAACAAAATTTAGATATAAATAATTTTACTTTTTTATCTGCTAATAAAGAATCTATATTGTTTAAATTAAGTGAAGGTGAATCAATAAACGATATAATAATACACAACTATAATACAGCAGCAAAAGATTGTGTTATAAGTTTATATTGGACAGTAGGAGATCAAAGTGAAGCTTTTTTTACAATATCTAACGGTGTAGCAACTAGCGTTAGGGGTATCCCTTACTTAGGCCGCGTGTTTGGTTCTAACTTTCCACCTTCAGCAACTGTTAGTCTTGGAGACGTTTTAAGTAATACTTTTAAAAATACAAGAAAAGATATTTATTTTTATGTAATATCAGAGTTAGCTGGCCCTAGCATAACTTACAGTAAGGGTTAATGGAGAAATCTACAGAAAAATACAACATTCCTATATGGCTTTCTAATTGGGTGTTTAAAGATTCTAGAAATAAAACTTACGAATTAAATAATCATATAGTAAAAGGTCACAACAAAGGTTCTATTTTTTTAGACCAAAACATTGTTAATAAAGCAGTTAATAAATTAATTGGAAGTCGTTCAAAGAAAAAGCTTGTTCCTGTAAATTTAACACTATTAAGTCAGCACGGCTTTGGTGTTGACGATAACCAAAAAAATAACAATGTCATTAAATGATAAAATTAAAGAGTACTTATTAAACAATCCTAATTTATTGCGTAGTAAATATGCAGATACAGCTAAAAAATTTAGCACTAATTACGAGCAAATTAGAATGATTGCACGAAGACTAAGAGAGAAAAATCCTGACACAGAACCCAAAGAAAAGGAAATAGTTAGTTTTCAAGAAACTAAAACAAACGCTATACTAACAGCAGAAAATTGTACAAGAGTTAAATCATTAGAAGATTTAATAAAAGCTTGTAAAGTAGATTTAAGCGAATGGGAAGTAGATAAGTATGATATAGGTACTTATGAGGTTACTGGTTTTGATAACGACAGGAATCCTGTTACTGTAACTATGTTTAGAACTAAAGCTTTTCTTAAAAAGATAAAGCCAGAATTTAATATAGAAAAGGTAAGAGAAGAGCTTATGGAAGATCTAAAAGATTTATCTGTAAAAGTTTCGCAAAAACAAAGAACTAGACCTGATGATAGAAATGATTTACATCTATTAGAAATATCAGCTTTTGACTTACATTTAGGTAAGATTGGTATAAAAGGAGATAAATATAGTATGGAAATAGCTGAAGAACGTCTTTTAAGCGCTATAGATCACTTATTATATAGAGCCAAAGGTTATTACATAGATAAAATACTTTTTATCGTAGGACACGATTTATTGAATTCTGATAAAGATTGGCCTATACCATCTACTACAAGAGGTACGCCTCAATTTAATTCAGATTATCATATAGACATGTATAGGTGTGCTAGAAAACTTATGATTAAAGCTATCAATATATTATCCGAAGTAGCAAATGTTCATGTAATGGTTATACCTGGTAATCACGATAGAGAATCTGTTATGCATTTAGGAGATACTTTAGAGCTGTTTTATGAAGAAAATGAAAACGTTATAGTAGATAATAGCGACTGCTTAATGAAGGCTATACCTTACGGTAACAATCTTATTATATCTGATCATGGTGATGGACCTAAAACAGCAAACCTTCCTGGTATTATAGCTCAAAGATTTAAAAACTTATGGAGTAATACTGTTTATGTAGAAGTGCATAGAGGTCATTTTCATACTAACAAAGCCATGAAGCTACAGGCCATAGAAGAACTTAACGGAATAACTGTTAGGAATTTATCCTCTATGTCTGCAACTGATTACTGGCATGATAGTAAAGGTTTTATCGGTAATATAAAGAAAGCTCAAGCTTTTGTTTATAGTAGAGAAAACGGACTACAAGGTATATTAAACTACAATATTAGCGTTTAAGTTTTTTTATATGTTTATCTACTTTTGCTATCCATTTAGTTAGATAGCGCTTGTATTTTACCCAATATCTAATTTCTTCTTGATTTGTCATCTTCTAAGATTTTGATTAAAACATTTTTGTTATGCAAAGGTCTAGCATTTTTACCTTGATGTAAATTCATAGAATAATATTCTGATGGTTTATAAATTTGTTTAACTTCTCTAACTAAATCTTGTTTATCATATTTTACAATCCATCTTGTATCGTCACTATGTTCTGTTTTTTTTAAGTGTGTTAAAAATCCCATATTATTTATTTATTTTAGCAATTATACTTGATTCAGGAAACATTAAATATTCTATATTTTCATGTTTTATACGCATAGCGTGTCTTGGTTGATATATAACATAATCACCCTCCTTTAATTCTTCTACCTTATTTCCAGCTGAAATTACAATCCCTTTATCAGGGATTTCTGCCTCTGCTTTAGAAAGTATTATTCCTGAGTCAGTAGTTTCTTCAATGCTGTCAGGAGTTATTAAAACTTTATTGTTTATCATCTTTATCATATAGTGTAAATTTTTTATGGGTATTACCCGTTATTAAACATAAGTAGTCTTTTTCTGTAGTAAAGACTCTTCTTCTGCATTTCTTGTTATGAAATCCTAATCTATGTAATAAATATCTAATAAGCTTCATAATCTTCTTTATCGTATTTGCTTTTCCATTTGTCTATTTCTTCAAAATATAAATCATTCACTCTGTCTAATTCTTTTTTTAAAGCTTTATTTTCTTTTGCAGTCATAATCATACAAGCAACAGTTCCTGTTATAAATCCAATAATAAAACTTATACTAATCATACTTAAATATACAAATTCATTATCACTCATAGCTAATTAGATAAACTTTTACTCCATATAGAATACACTTTTACTTTATTATGAGTTATACACTCTAGCTTTCTTACTCCTTCTGTTTTGTTTACTTGACTTTTGTCCCAATATTTTGGATTCTTGCTGTTTAATTTTTTCTTCTTTGGCATAGATTTCTAGGTTTTGTATTATTTTATTTTCATTTTTTAGTTTATTTGTATAAAGGTATGTAAATAAACAAATTGCTCCAAATATAATTATTGTTATTATCATAATTAAAATATATATCTAATTTTATTCCAAGGTATTACCTTGTCGTGTAACTCTTTGAATTGTTTTATATAATCACGTTTTAATTTATAATTATATCTTATATTTTCACAGCCATACTGTGATGTTTTTGTTTCTTGTACATTAGGCACCCATAAATCTACCTCTGTTTTTGGATTGTTTTTAAGATTTAAAGTATGCCTTTCTATGTTGTGTGTAAGAAATATGCATTCTGACAAAACATTTTCTTTAATATCTATATATTTATCCATTAATCTAAATAGCTCAAAATAATCATTTAACCACCCATCGTATACTATTATAGGGCTAAAGTTTACATGTACATCATAACCAGCAAATGTAAAAGCATCAATAGCTAATATCCTATCTATTATTTTAGATGTTTCTGGCTCATGCATATCTGCTTTACGTTGTGGCATTAAACTAAATCTAATACGTATTTTACCTTCAGGATTGAAATATAATAAATCTTTGTTTACATATTTTGTAGCAAAACTCCCCATAATATCTGGATGATCTTTAAAGAATGTAAATATCTTTTTCCATTCATGATGCTTGGCATGTAAAGCAAAGTCTTCATTACAACTTATATCATATGTAATGTATTTTTTATGCGTTTGATTAGGTTTATCTACCTGTGCAAAAGCAGCATGACTATTTATTTCAGTAAGTATATCTTCTGTATTTGTTGCTACAGATAAACCATATGGCATATGGCGTTTCATATAACAATAAGAACAGTTATATAAACAACCATAACCAAAGCTTGGTGATATAAAATCTGTAGATCTTCCAGATGGTCTAATCTTAAATGTTTTTCTTTTAATTTTCTTTACTTTCATTTTTTAGTCTTTCTAATTCAAATTCTAAATGTGCTATTGCTTTTGTAATGCAATCTATTGGTGATTTATGCTTACGCTTTGCACGTAAAAGATATGTAACGGCAGTCCCACAATTATACGAAAGATCAAAATCTTCAACTACTTTACGTGCTTCGTATTTATGATATTTACCTATATAATACGAGGGTATTCTTTTGTCTCCAGTAGTAGTAGATGTATATCCGTTTCTTCCTGATTCCCAATAGTGTTCATTATGCTTGCTCATTAGTCTAATTTAGTTTTAAAGTGGTCAATTATTTTATTCATTTGTCTTTTGTAAAATAAATCAAAATCTACATATTCCATTTCACCTGTATCTCCATTTAAAGTTTTAGGTTGTGTTTTCTCCCAAAGCTTATACATAACGCCTCTCATTCTTTGGCTAGGTGTCTTTTCACTAAACTCTGCATTGGTAGTTGCTTTTTCAACTGCATCTATCTGATCTTGATTGATAGTGTTTGTTGATATTAATATATAACCAGGCTTTTTAATTAATCCAAATAGATTAACCATAGTTTCGTTTGAAAGTTCAGGTGTACCTAAATACACCCTTAAACTTCCATCTGCTAAGGTACTAACTTTATCAATACCCCCCTCAAATACTACTGAATTTTTCATAATATATCTTCGTTCATTATATGTATAGTTCTTTCTGATTTCTTATCAAGATAATCAAATCCTTGGCTAGGCCAATAATCATTATCAAGACAATATTTATATACTGCTAAGTCTCTATCGTAAAGCTCTCTGCCCTTATCAAGCAAATCATCACCTATTTGTATAATATTAATACTAAATGGTGGATTCTTTTCTATAGCTACAATATAGAACTCCTGAGCCCTTACAGCGTCCATGTAGAATGCAGCTTGCTTATAGTACTTAAACTTCCTTACAGAGCTTGCAAATCCATAATAAGAGCTGTCTTGTGTTGTTTTAAGATCAATTATCATTTGACAGTTTGGTCTATAAACATCTAACATACCCCTACACTTTACATCATGCTCTTCGTTCTTCCATGCTATAATGTGCTCTTTAAGACCCTTGCTTAATAATGCTTTTGCATCAGAATCTCTCATTATTTTTTCTGTCATTTGTTCTATTAAGTGATAGTCTTGTTCTGACACTACAGTTTTAAACAAGTTACTCTTAATAAATTCTGCGTAATCAGCTTTACCTTGTTTAGTTCGTTTGTCAAATTTAGGAGCTACGACATAACAGTTGTTAAACTCTTCTGGTTGCAAAACATTCATGTGTAATGCTGATCCAAATTTCATAGCTGGTGTAGAAGGTTGTGGATTGTCCATAGCAAACCTAAAGTATTCTGGTGATTTACCAGTAAGATTATTCAACATACTATTAGATACATATTCTGTATCTTGATAATAGTTGTGATGCGTTAAGTTGTGATTTTCTATTAATTTCATTGTTTGATTTAAAACATTAAAGCCCTCCCGAAAGAGGGCCTCAATGCAATCAAAACAAAAACCATGTAAACATGGCGGGGAAAGTTCTACAAAAGTAGTAATTTATCTTTTGCTCTCCTATTCTTTCTCCTCTTTGTTTTGACTTTCCTCTGTTTTTGTTTCTTTTTCTGTGTTTTCTTTTGCTTTTGCTGCGTCTATTTCTAATTGTTTATCTAGCTCATCCATTCTTTTTAGAATGTTTTCTGATTCAGGTATATTTAAAGCGTAATCATTTAGACTTTTTCTAAATTCAGAAACCTCTTCTTCTGTAAACCTGTCCTTAGACATATAATCTTTATGAACCCATGTTAATATTGCAACTTCATGTGATCTCAATGCTTCTGATAACGCCCTTAGCGTGTCAGATATAGGCTTTTCAACTTTATATTTATTACCCATAATATTGATCTTTTCTTTTTTCTGTTTTGATTTTACTGCCATTTAATTAGTTTTTATTATTTAAAATTTCTGTCATTTGTTTTTCTCTTTTTCCAAATCTTTCTGCAAATATTTTATCAATACTAGATGTTGCAACTTTAAAATTAAATGCTGCTTTTTTTATAGATATTTCTTTTTTTCTAATATAATCTAATATTTCATTTTTTTTATCTTCAGTAAGATTATCATATTTAATAAGTCTTTTTCTAAGCCTTTTCATAATACTTTTATTTTGACTCCTGAATTATTTTTGTCGTATTTATACTCTCCAAAGCTAGGTATTATGCAATCACAATTATCATCATCTATATAGTCATATGTTACCATTAAGTCTTGAGCTGTTTGACAAGGATTTATATAATCAAATTTTCTTCTACTATTTCGTATAAATGTAAATTCTATTTTATATGGCATCTCCTTGTTTTTAATAAGCTTTTTAAACTTTTCTTTGTTATCAATCCAGTCTTGTTTTGTTTTTTTTATATAATTCATCACTGTTTTAGAGTGAATCAAATACTTTCCTGTCCATCGTTTTCCGTTCTTACTAGATGGGACATTTTCTGCTATAAATATCTCTGCCATATTGCAAAGATAATAATAAATTTGAGAGTTTCACCCTTGGGAATCATTGTACTGTTTCCTCCTCTGAGGATCTGTTATCTCTCTCATTTATATATCTTTAGAACGGCATATCTTCATCATCAGAAGTTGTAGCCATAGAACTATTAGCTTTAGACCACTCAGAATGTTTCATGCTAAACTCAGACATTTGCTCATCAGTTAGAGTCTGGTTCATGTCATGATTGTATGTACACTTTCCACCTGACTTAGCTGACCATCTGTATTTAGTAGATGTTCTAATTACAGGCTCTTGATTGTCTCTATTTACACCTATATACTCCTCTGATATAAATGTAACCATTAAAGAGTTACCAATAGCATCATTCATAGCCTTACTGTCGTCACTAAAGTCTTTTACACCTGCATTTACAAGAAAGTCTTTAATTTGTTTAGTTTTCCATTCTTGTGTAGACGGTTTGTCTGTTTGTTTTACAACCCAAAACCTACATCTACCAACCTTACCATTGCTTGTTATAGCGTATTGTATAAATGGAGACCCTTTATAGTCTTCTAATTGATCCGATGTGCTAAGTCCTGTAATTTTACATTCATATGCACCAGGTGTAATGTATTCTACTTTTTCACCTTTAGCTCTTCCTGTTGTTGTCGTGTTTAAATTAAACGGTAATGTACTCATTATTTATTGTTTTTGATTTTCCAGTTAATATACTTAGTTAATGTGTTTCCATCAAAGATAATCTTATCTTTCTCAGGAGCATATGGATAGTCTTTACCTTTCCATTGCTTTGTAGTTAAGGTTTGTATTGGTAGTCTATATAAAAACCTACCTATACCCCACTCTACACATGCACGTTTAAATGCATCTGATACATGGCCTTTATCTTTTTCTACCTTAGACTCTGATCCTGTGTCTGATTTCCATACCCAGTCTTTACCTGTAAATATACCTACTCTACAAAAAAGCAAGCCATTTGCTTCATAAAACATATTTTGCCAGTTTTCTGGACCCACTACTTTATCTAGTATGTCCATGCAATCTCTTGCATCTATATATGCTACGCAGGTTGTTTTTCCAAACTTAGTGGACTGTACACGCCACTTGAATGGTAATTCTTTACTTAAATCTTCTAAATTCATTTTGTTTCCTCTTTTGTTTTATCTTTTTTATTGTTGTCTGCCATCTTTTTAATTCTAGTTGCGGCTACAACAAATTTTACAAACCTTCTTATCATAACAGGCTTACCCCTTAGCAATAATGTTACAGCTATTTCTTTAAATGTAAGGAGTAATACTTGTCTAACAAGTTTTTTGTCAATACCCAAATCGTAAGCTATCTCATTTACAATAGATCTTACTCTTGATTTGCCCTTAGTTTTTTCTTCCATGTAAAGGCAAATATACAATATTATTCTTTATTGCCAAATATTTGAACAGCTAAATACATTGGCAGTACAATAATACCAGCTATAACTAGTGAAAATATGACTGGACCAAGTAAGAAAATTAATGTACTAATAGCAATTATTGCCATAACAGGATA